CAGCGCAGGCACGCGCACGCCGCCCGCCGCGATGGTGGTGGCCGAAAGCGCCCAGGCCCCGGCAATCGGCGGCTGAAGCGCAGGCGGCGCAGGCTGCTGCGCGGCAATCACGCCATCATCAAGCGGCGCGGTGTCGCTGAAAACGCTCGCCGAGATCTGGCGCAGGGTCAGCTGGTGACGCCAGCCTTGATCCGATCCCCACGCTTCCACCCGAAAGGTGCGCGTCGCGCCCTTCAAATAGCGGTCCGATTGCCAGGTGACCCAATCGCCTTCCTCGATCCCGGCAAAGCGCGGCGGCAGTGTCACCGTGCCGCGCGCCCACAGGCGCCCGAGCCGCCGGGCGATTTCGGCAAGGCGCTCGCTCTGGCGCAGATAAGTGACAAGTGTGAGAGTAAGCGTCTGCTCGCGCGGGCCGCCATCGGCGATGATGTCGGCCGTCTCGCGGCGCACCGGCGCACCGCGCGTCCGCCAGCGCTGGGCCGGATCGACAAACCGGGCGATGACAGTGTTGACCCAGCCTTCATCGCCAATGCCGAGAAACTCCGACCAGCTCACCCGGCTGCCGACGATCAGATCGCGATCGGTGAAATGGGCCACCGGCGCGCGCGCCTCGCCCGGGTCAACCTCGACCGCGCCCTCGGGCTGGGAAATCACCCCGCCGCATGATGCCGCGAAATCGCTCTCGGTCTCGATGTAAGGTTCATCCGCCGATACCACGCCGCCGATGCGATATCGCGGCTCGCCATCCACCAGCTCGTCGCACAGATTGGCGCGGGCGAACACATTTTGCGGCGGTGCTTCGATCGGCGAAAGGCCGCGCCCCAGCAGCAGCATCTCGGGCTGGTTCACCCGGTCTCCGGCATAGATCCCGCGCACCCAGGTGTGGCGGATGTCGATCGGGTTTTCGGTCCACTCGCGCGTGGCCGGATTATCCCAGCGATGCGCGCCGCTGCCGCCAATGCTGCTATCCTTGCGCGCCTGATAGGCCCGAAGGCCGCGCAGCACGAACTGAAAGCTTGGCCGCCGCCCTTCCCAGATTGGCGTCTTGGCCTTTTCGTCATCGGCCTTGTAGGCGACCACCGCCCAGGCGACGCCCCGGCCGCGATCATTCGGCGTCCAGCCCGGCCCATGCGTGGTGAGGATCGAGGGCACTTCCTGATCCCAGCGGCCATCGCGGAAATAGACTTCGAGCTGGCCGTTAAAGCCCGGCACCGCACCATCGCCGGTAAAGGTGTGGAACGCATCATCGACAAAGAAGCCTTCCAGCGCATCGCAGCGGTGATCGGCGAGCGCGATCACCAGCACTTCCCAGTCGGTGCCGTATTTCCCGCCGAAATTGAACGCATCGACCAGCGATCCCGCCACCGCCGCGCGCCCGAACACGCCCTGCCGGGCCACTTCGCCGGTCTGCAGGGTGGCGGCCAGCGCATCGCGGCGCGGCCGCCCCGGCTTGTTCAGCAGCGAGAACCCGACCAGCGCGACGGTGGCAATCAGCTTGAACGAGGCCGTCACCTTGATCGATCCGATCAGGACGCTGATCAGCTTAACGGCGGCAACCAGCTTGGGCATCAGCCGCGCTCCCCGGCTGAGAGGGCAGACCAGGCGATCTCCATCGCACTTCGCGGCAGCCGCTGATTGCCGTGCCGCCCGGGGCCGACCAGCGTCTGCCCTTCGATAATCATCAGGCCGACGCCGAACAGGCGATGTTCGATCCCGGCGATATCGCCGCGCTGTGCGAAGGCGAGCGGGATGCGTTCGAACCGGGCATCAAGCGCAGCGATCAGCCCGCCCATCTGATCGGTGATCGCCAATGCCTCGCGCCGGTTGTTCCAGCGCGGCACATCGGCCAGCGGATCGCGCCCGGTCTGCGCCGCGATGCCAGCGCCCGCGTACCGCACGCAATCATTCGTGCCCCAGCGGAAAGGCCGCGCCTGCCGGGCTTCGATCATGGCGATCAGCGCCTGAAGATCGCGCCCGTTCATTGCAGCCTCACTTCGGGGAACAGCTCGCCGCCGGGGGTGATCCCGCCGCCGCCGCCGGGCAGCACCGATCCGGCGCGCGCGGGCCTGCGCCCGCCCCAGTAAAGCTGCTTCTCAGCGGCGAATGAGACGTTCTTGAAAAACCCGTCAGCGGGATCGATCAGGCGCTGATCGGCATCCGAGCGCATCCGCCCGCCGCGCTTGCCAAGGCCGCGCGCTGCGGTTTCGAGCTGGGCCGTGATCGCAGCCGTGCCGCCGATTTCATCTTCCTGCGGAAGGGTATCCAGCCGCCCGCGCGCCCAGACATGGAAATCGAGCAGGCTGGTGCCGCTTTCATCGAAGATCAGCCGCCACAGCACGGTGGACGCGCCTTTGACCGCATCGGCATCAAGCAGCGCCAGCGTTTCAGGATCAATACCCGAAAGCGTCAGCGTGATGTTCTGCGCCGCACCGCCCAGCGCGCCGCCTGCCACCTGGGCAATGCCGCGATCGCCGACGCCTTCGAAGGTGCGGCCACCAAACGTGATCGGGCCATGCCCGCCCCACACACGGATCGGCGGGTTTGATCCGATTTCCACGGCACCCGAGACAATGGCATCGCCATTATCCAGCGCGGCCAGCGCGGCAGGGGTGAAGACCTTCATGCCAAAGCCCTCACGGTCTCAGATCCTGAATCGCGCTGATCCGCCCGCCGCCCAGCGCCGCGCCCTTGCCGATCGGGCCGAGCTCGCTCTCTTCGGGCACCAGCTGCATCACGCACACCGGGTTGACGAAATCCGCCACCGCGCCCGCTGGCACCACCAGCGGATCGAGCGGCGGCTCGGCGATCACCTGCGCGACGCCGCCAGCCCCGGCAGTGGCGGGCAGCACTGCGCGCGCCATCGTGCGGCGGTCGAAATTGCCTGCTGGCGCACCGGCAGCATCCCACAGGAAACCGATGTAATCGCCGATGCTGATTTCCAGCCCCGCAGGCAGGCCGGTCAGGGTGATGCGTGCATCGCCGCCGGGCAGGATCGTCTGCGACCAGCCGAGCGCGCTGCCATCGAACGCCCCGCCAACCGCGCGCGCCATCCCGGCAAATCCAGCACGATAAAGCTTCGGCATCCGCCGCGTCGGATCGCCGCAATAGAACCGCCGGGTGCGGCCGCGCATCCGCGCAAAAAACGCGCGCCACAGATCGGCGCTGTCGGGATCGCTGCGGTCCAGCTCGAACCGCGCGGCCCACAGCGGCCAGCCCGCCTGCACCCCGCCCTGCCGCCCGCCCGCCTGCGGCGCGGCGAAATCCACCCGGGCGATATCGAGATTGACGCGGGCGATGCCGCTGGGCGTTTCGGGAAAAGGCAGGATCATCGCAGGCCTCCGACATTGATGATGCGCCGGTCGCTCGCGTCCTGGACGGTGCGAACGATGCGTTCGGGCAGTTCCTCGCGCAGCTGCGCGATCTCGCTGCGCACGCGCTCAAGCGCGGCGGCATCGGCCCCGGTGGCATCGATATTGATGGGGATCGAAACGCTGGTGCCGCCGCCCTGCTGGGTGCCGATCAGGCGGCGCGATTCGCCGTTCGACATGATGCCGAGCCCGCTGCCCGAGGCGAAGGCCAGCTCCGGCCCGCGCTCTCCGACAATGCCGAACTTGCCGCGCTCGATGGTCCCGCCATTGGCAAAACCGCCGCCGAACAGCCCGGCAAACAGCGCCGACAGCAGGCCACCACCGCCACCGCCGCCGCCAGTCCCGCCGAACAGCAGCGTGGCGAGCGGGCGGATGATCGTTTGCTGGATCGCAATCCGCAGCAGATCGGCAACGATCTGGTCGGCCACCCGGCTGAACATATCGCCGAGGCTCTCCGCGCCCATGATCGCGCGGGTGAGACCATCGTTGAGCGCTTCGAGCCCATCGATGCCGATCCCGTCGATCGCCTCGTTGATCATCTCGGGCGTGGCGTTGAGATTGCGGGTGTAACGCTCGACCTCGGTCTCGTTGGCGCGGGATACAGCCGCGCGCCGACCGGCGGCATTGGCATCGAGATTGGCCAGCGCCTGCTGCGCCCGCTGGCGCTCGGCCTCATCGGTTTCGGCGGCGGCGATGATGGTGGAAAGCCGCAGCCGTTCGAGCCGCTCCTCGGCATCGAGCAGGCGCAGCGCGATCGCCTTGCGCTGGGCCTCGGTGTCGGCGAGCACCATGGAATTCTGGAGCGCCTCGGCCTCGCCGCGCGCGCGCTCATCAGCCAGCGCCTGCGCATCGCGGGCCAGCTGGATGTTCTTGTCGAACTCGATGGCCTCGATCTCGCGATCGGCGAGCCGCCGCACCGCGGCCTCCAGTTCGGCCTTCTGGGCATCGCTCAGATCCTTGCGAGCGGCAATCGCATCAATCGCCTCGCGCTCGTCCCAGGCGACCATGCGGGCCTGCAGCTCGGCGCGTTCTTCGGCGCTGGTCGCCACGCGCAGCCGGGCGCTGAGGATCTGCTGGGTGACGCGCACGAAATCGGTCTGGAAGCGGGCGTCGATTTCCTCCTGGCTTTGGCCTGCGCGTTCGCGCCCGCTACGCCCGCCGCCCGCAGAACCCGGCTGCATAAAGCCCTGCAAGGCCTGCCGGTCGCCATTCAGCGCGCCTTCGAGATTGGTGAAAACCTCGATATTGCGCTCGGCCATCTGCGAATTCACGATCGGCTCGACTGCCTTGAGAAAGGCCTCGTCGCTGATCATCCCGGCGTTGCGGCGGCTGCGCAGGGTGCCGATGGCAAAGGATGCGCCAACGCGGCCTTCCATGAAATCGCCGACCACATCCTGCGTGCCGTCGCCCTGCCGCACAAGGTTGATCCCGCCGCCCATGCCGCCCTGCAGCTGCAGTGAGCCGCGCCGCACATCGGCCAGCTGCGAACGGGCCTGCGCCGCTTCGCGCTCGGCGGCAATGCGCCCGGCGGCGGCCTGCGCCCGGGCAAGGTTCCACAGCGCCTGCGACTGGGTGTTGATCTTGCCGGTGGTGGTGTCGATCACGCTGCCAAGGATCGATTGCGCATCAGCCATCTTGTCCGATGCGAATTCGACTGCCTTGAGCGCCTTCTCTCCCTCGAACAGCTTGCCGATGAACGGGGTCAGCACGATCACCGCCGAAGTGATGGCCAGCCCCCACGGCCCGCCGAGGAAGGCAGCAAGGCGGCTGGTGCCGCCCGTCATCATCTGCACCGCCTGGATCACCTGCCCCGATTGCGAGGCGAAGATCTGCATCGGCCGCGCGCCCAGCGCATACATCGTGGCGATATCATTGAGCTGGAAGCTCAGCTGCTGCATCCCGGCGCGCTGCTGCCCCGCCGAATTGATGACCTTCTGCCCGGCCTGATCGAACCCTGCGCTCATCTGCGCTGCGCTTTGCCCGGTCTGGCGCATCTCCGCTGCCAGCTTGACCGAGCTGCCCGAAGTCTTGTCGAGCGTCGCGCCCAGCACCTTGGCGCGGCCTTCGGCCTGGGCGATGCCAGCATTGAACCGGCTATCATCCGTGCGCAGCTCTAGGACGGCATCTCCCAGCTTCTCAGCCATCGCTCAGACGCTCCTCAGAAGGTTCTGAAGGGCTGTTGCCAAGCCAGCTATCAAGATCGGCGATCACCGCGCCGGGGCCTTCTTCGGTGCGCACACCGATCCCCATGGCCGCCAGTTCTTGCGGGCCGAGCTGCTTGGGCTCCGGCGGTGCTTCACCGCGGACCGTGGCCTTCAGCCGCGCCATGATTTCCTCGCGCTGCTCGATCTGCGCCTGCACTTGGAAATCATTGGCGCCGCTCACCGGCTGGGCCAGCTGGGCAGCGACGATCGCGTCGATCTGGCCCTGGGCTTCAAGGCGCGGCAGCATGATCACGAACGCGCGAACCAGCGCCGCAGGAACCCGCTCAAGCCAGTCCTGCGGCTGCCCGCCATAAAACCGCTGGAGCCGGGAAATGATGGTGCCCCAGTCAGGCGGCTCAGCCATTCCGGCACCTCGCCCGTCGCTGTCCCGATCGCTCCTGCCACCTTCAGCTTGGCTTGCAGCAGGAGCCCGGAAAAAACATCGATGACGGCCCATCGCTGCGTGCCGCTGAGCTTGGCAAAGACATCATCGGGCACGTCGGGCAGGATCTTGCGCGCCACCGTGAAGACGAGCTCGTCAAGCTCGCGCTGGCTGGCCTCGTCATCCTTGGCCAGAGCCTGCAGCTCATCGATCCGGCGTCCCCAGACGCCGAACCGGTGGCTGTCGATCACGCTGATCTCGTCCGGGTGGATCATGTCGAACGGCTTGCCGTCGATGGTGATCTTGGGCCGGACGATCAGCGTATCGAGATTGAGCAGGGGTGCGGTGTCGCTCATGCCGGATCTCACAGCGCGGGCAGGTGCGCCTGGCGCAGCACGCCCAGCCGCTGCTGCGGATTGACCGCCGAAGCGTTTTCGAGCGCTTCATAAGTCAGCTGGAGCGCGGCGGGCTGGCCCTTGCGGAAGATCGGATTGGGCGCGCCCGACTGGAAACAGCGCGGGATCTCGTACTGCATCGCCAGCGCCGGATTGTAGGGCGAAAGCCCGCGCGCCAGCAGCGCGAACTGCGCGGTGCGGCCAACGTCTTCCGAAAGGCCGATGGCACGGTGGCCGGGCTGTCCGGCAGCCGGGGCAACGGTGGTGACGGTGTTGTTGTTGAGCGCATGAGCATATTGCTCGATCGTCATGTCGAGCAGGCTGAGGCGGAACATCACGTCTTCCTCGTCGAGGAACACGGTCACCGGGCCGGTGGCACCAGCGGTGCGAACCTTGTTGTAGGTTTTGCTGTGCTGCACTTCGACGCCCGCAACATCATAATTGCGATCGCCATTGGTGCCGAGCCGCAGCCAGGGCGAGGCCGGGGCGGCGGCGATGGTCGGGAAGTCGGTGCCAGCCGGGGCGATCCACACGGTCAGCGGCGCACCGATGATCTCAAAAAACGACATGATTGGTTACTCCTCGATGGCGACCAGGCCGTGCATGACCTGGAAGGATTGGAACTGGCGGGGCCATTCGGTCCCCGGCTCGCGCCCGGCGATCGCGCCGCCGGCGGAATTGGCCGAGTGCAGCAGGCAGCCGCCGTGAACACCGCGCCGCAGCCGCCGCATGGCAAGCTCGGCCTCGGCCATCACCCGGCCTGCCTCGCGTGGGGTTTCGCCCAAGGCGAACAGATCAACGCGGGCGGTGTCGGTCTCGACAAAGCTGCCGCCGGTGGTGGAAACGCCGCCCGATTTGCGGATCACCAGCGCCTTGCGCGGCATCTGGGCGGTGCGGTCAGCCGGAAGCTCGCCGCTGAAGATCCAGCCATCGACCAGCGGCTGCAGCGCCGCGATGCCGAGCAGATAGGCGCGCAGACCGCCTTCAAGATCAGCCGCCGCGCTCACGCCGCGCCTCCGGCGCTTTCGAACGCCTTGCGGATATTGGCGGCGAGCTGCGGATAGATCGCATCGGCGGCCGGGCGCAGATAGGGCCGGGCCGGGATCGTCACCTCGGTCGCCATGCGCCAGCTGCCATCGGGCAGCTGGAACCGCAGCGCCTTGGCCCGCACCGGGCGGATCACGCCGCCGAGCTCGTGGATCAGGGCGTATTTGACATCCTGCGAGCCCCAGCGCCCGGCAACGCCCGCGCCATCTTCGCGCGCAAAATCCGCAATATCGATCGAGCCTTCGAGGATCCCGGTCTGGTTCTGCCAGGGATGGTTGGCCTTGGCGTGCTGGACGCAGGCGGCCATCGTGGCATTGACGCCGGTCTTCTGCGCCTTGCGCATCTTTTCGCTGAGCGCCGGGCCGAGCCACTTGAGCGATTGCGAGCTCATCACCCGATCCTCTGCAGCGCGGCTTCGAGGTGGTTGTGCTTGAACTGCACCGGGCCTTCGATCTTGAGGCGGCCCGAAACGACCAGCGCGCCCCGGCGATCAGTGATGGTGGTGATGACATCGCCCTCGCGCACATCGGCGCTGAGCGCGAACATGATCCGCGCATCCTCGATCATCGCCGTCTTGCTGCCGTCCACCAGCTCGCGCGCGTTCTTTGACGAGAAGAAGCACGGCAGCGCATTGTGCAGCACGGTGAAATTGGGCACCGGCGCATTGCCCCAGCTGTCAGTGCCGGTGGCAGTGTCGCGCTCCATCCGGGCGCGCATGGTGAGGCGGCCGGAGATCACTCACCGAACTCCACTCGGGCGGCGAGCCCACCCAGCCAGCGAGTGAAGCGGCAGGGGATCAACACCGACAAAAGCAAAAGCGGCAAAGCCCAACGCCGCACATAAAAGCGTGCCTTGATCGGGCCAATTTTCGCGCCGCCCCTCACGCCATCACCATCCCGCGCCGGTCGGCCAGCGTCTTCAGGATTGCTTCGCGATCGGCAGCCATGTCGCCGGAAAGCGTGAATGCGTAATCGCCCGCCTTCTCGCTTCGCAGCGCCCCGCGATAGGACAGATCGAGCTGGATCAGCTTGATCGTCACCTCGTCGCGCGCCGCCTGGAGGCCCTGCGGGGTGTAAGTCACCTCGACCAGCGGAGCCCAGAACTGGCGGCCATTCGGCCCGGTGGTGAGCCGCTGGAGCGTGCGCCCGCCATGGATCACGCGATAATCGGCAGGATCGAGCGTGGTGGCAGCCACCGCCGCGCCCGAATTGCCGGGATCGCGCTCGATGATGGTGATGGCCTCAGCCGTGTCGGCCGGGATCACCAGCCGCAGATTGCTCCAGAACCGGGAATCGGGATCGGTCGCATCGCCGAGATGCACCGTCATTTCGCCCGCCGGGCCAAAGCGCGCGTCCAGCTCCTGCGAGATCGCAGTGATCATCGCAGTGATCTCTCCATCGGAAAGATCGGTGCCGGTGCGCTCCTTGACCCGGGCGAGCAGCGTCACGATCAGGCGTCCTTGGTTTCGGCGGCGGCGGGCTTGGTTTCAACCGGAGCCTTGGCTTCCTTGCTGCCAGCCTTGCCGCTCTTCTTTTCCGGCAGCGCACCATCGACGAGGCCGAACATCTCGGCCGCATCGGCGGGGATTTCATCGCCGGGCACCGCATAAAGAAATGCAGCGCGTTCATCGCCTTCGCGCACCAGTGCGCTCTTGTCGGCGACAAGGAACAGCTTTTCAGCTGCGATCATGTTCTGGGGCATTGTTTTGGTCTCCTGTGAAAAACGGATCATCGGGCGATCACTGGCCGCGCAGCCAGGTGACGACGAGCCAGCTGCCGCTGGTGTCGACCGTGGCCATCGCGATGCGGCTCTCGCTGCCTGCCGGGATCGAGGCATTGGCGAAGCGATCGGTGCGAGCGAGCGCGCCGGTCATCTGGGTGACGCTGATCAGCTGATCACCGTGGCGGATGCCGGGCACTTCGATGTTGCCGACCGGCCCACCGCGCACGACTGCGGTGGCGACCGTGCGCGGGAAGCCTGAAATGGTGTTGCTCATGGGGTTCTCCTGACTTGTCAGGCGGCTCGGGAAGGGCAGGCCAAGCCGCCGGAAAAGTCGGGGCCGATTGCAGGAGTACTAGTCAGCAATCGGCCCCGAGGGATTGAGGCCGGGGGCACCCACCCCGGCCTCGGGAGGAACCTAGGCGTCGAGGTCGGTGACCGTGTGGAACGCCGCCGGGCGGAACACCGCCAGCGCGGCGCGCATGTCGGCGCGCATGGTGCGGACGCCCTGGATGAACTGGTTGGCGACGTAACCGACCTGAATGTCGATGCCGCGCCGTTCGAACAGGGTGATGAAGGTCGGCTCGAACGCGCCGATCAGCGCGGTGCCTTCGGCCAGCACATCGTTGAGCACCACGGGCAGGCCCCACAGCCGCGACGGGCCAGCCTCAAGCGGCGAGCCGTAGATGTAGATGCCATCGGCAGTCCGGGTCAGGCGCACACGCTGGAAATCGCGCGGGTGCATCACGATGTGGGTCGCCTGGGCGCGGCCGGTCAGCATGATGTTGATGATCGCGATGTAGATCGCATCCATCACCGGGTTCGCGCCCCGCGCCGCAGTCTGGATGCCGGCGGTGTTGAGGATGCCGCGCAGATTGGGCGCAGTGCCGTTGCCGATCATGCACTGCTGGTCGAGCCGCTGGCGCACACCGAAGGCGAGGCGGCCGTTGACGTAGCTTTCGATCAGCGCAACGTCTTCGAGCTGCTCGTCGGTCACCGGCAGGCTGTCACCGATCTTAACCACCGGCGTCGAACGCTGGGTGAAGGCAAAGGTGCTTTCAGCAAAGGTGCCGCCTTCCGCCACTTCGGCCGCGGCATGGGTGCGGGTGGTTTCTTCCATGAAAGGCACAGCCGCCTGCGTCACCCGGCCCATCGGCAGGATGTCAAGCAGTTGGATCGGCCGGGTCGGCGCTTCGACAAAGCCGGGCAGGCGGATGCTTTCAGGGGCAAAGCCCGCAGTCGTGCTCATCAGCGCCTTGCGGCCCATCGTGTCAAACTGCGCCGCCTTGGCGAGGAAATCCGAGCCGAGCATATCGTCGAAGCTCAGATCGAGGGCCGGACCGCGCGAGCCGCCGTGCCATTCCTTGAAACCCTTCGCCTCGACCAGCTGCTTACCGAGCGACTTGAACTGGCCAATGTTGGCAGGCAGGCCGCCGCCGCCATTGCCGTCACCAGCGCCCGGCAGCGGGAAACCGCGCAGGCCCTTTTCGCGCACTTCCTGATCGCGCACGGCCTGCTTCATCTCGCGCTGGCCCTGGATGAACTCGCCCAGCTCATCGAGCTCGGCGTTGCGATCGCGGATCGCCTTCACCAGGTCAGAATTGTTCTTGATGTCCTTGACCGACTTCACCCCGGCGAAGTCATAGGTGCCGTCATCGCGGACGGCTTCCTTCATCAGGGTGTTCAGCTCTGCAGACTTCGCCTGCATGCTTTCCTGGGCTTGCTCCAGGGTCATATTCGTGATCGGCATATCCGTCATCTCCACTTGGCGGCCCCGCCTGGGGCGAAGGCCGGTTCGAAACTCGAAGCCGGTTGTGGAGGATCGGGCGCAGCGCTTCGCCCCGGACAGATGTCCGGCTGCATTGGAAATGGCGATGTATCGGGATGCGCCATGATTAGCGCGGATGAGCCATCAAGGCAAAAGGAAAGCCCGCCACGGCAGATGCCGGTTGGCGGGCCAGCATGAAAAGCCCCTCAGCGGCGATTTAAGAGGGTCTAAGAAGGCCCTCGCCCGAAATTTGGCGGGCAGAGGGCCTTCACGCAATCCTGAGGCTTTCTGGCGGGTTTCTGGCGGGTGTCTTTTCAGCCGCCAAAGCGCAGCCGCGCATCGCGGGTCAGGTGCCGCGCCATCTGCTCCTCGATCAGCGCCTTGGCGTCAGCCTCGGCTTGCGCCGGATCGACCAGAGCCTTGCCCAGCGCGGCGTGGATCTCCTCCAGCTGCTTGCGCCCGGTCGCCGAAAGCGCAGCCGGATCGCCGTCCAGCGCATCGGCCAGCTCGCCAAGTCCGGCGATCAGCGGGGCGAAGCCAGCTTCCTTGAGCGCCTTCATGTTCACCGTGCCGGTGCTGCGCCCAGCGCCCCGAACTACGGTGGAGACCTCGTGCACGTCGAGCTTCTTGAGAACCCGGGTGCGCTTGTCCGGCTCGATCTTATAGTCCGCATCCAGCACATCGAAGCCATAAGAGTACTCCTGCACAGCCTGGCCGGTCGCGAGATCGAACAGCAGCGCCTTGTGCCAGTCAGCCCCGGCGCGGGTCTCAAGGTTGAGATGCAGCTCGGCATAGGCGATGTCGCCCTCTTCATAGACCCGGGCCTTGCCGAAAGGCATCTTCCAGCGATCATGCGCGGGCAGCAATGGGCACCACTGGTCGCCCTTCCAGCTGAAGGCGCCCTTCTCGTAGGTGTCGCCATCGTGATCGATCTCGGACAGGCGGGCGAGGATAGCGAGGCCCTTGCCGCTTTCGCCCATTTCTTTGACGGTCAGGTTCTTGGTCTGCATCGGACTACTCCTAAAGGCTGAAATTCGGCGCGAAGCTGAGGGTGCAGTTGGGCCGCATGTTCGCGGCCATGGTGTAAGCATCCTCGGCCGACACGATCATGCCGTCGCGCGCGATGTGGCTGAGCTCGGAACGCGGCTCGCCGAAGCGGCCATCGAACACCACGAATTCGGTCACCCCGTTGGCGCGCCCGGCCTCGATGGTGGAGATGTTCTGCGCGTGCTTGGTTTCGGTGCGGGCGATCACGCGGGCGCGGGTATCGGCATTGCCCCAGGGGCCGCCCTCGATCATGTTGGCGATCCGGTTGGCCAGCGCCTGCGCGCCTTCACCTTCGGCTCGCCCTTCGGCCAGCGCCTCGAACAGCGCGGCGCGGGTCTGGCCCGGCACATCGACCAGTCCGGCGCGCGTGCCGCCGGTGGCGATGATCTGGCGCATCACCGGATCGGGGATCGAAGTGCCGAAGCCCGATTCCTCGACCGCGCTGGCCACCTCGCGCGCGATCCGCAGATATTGGCCCTGATAGATGCTGGAGAGCTGCTGTTCCCACGCCTCAAGGTTGAGCAGGTCGATGATCTGCTGGATGAGGCTGCTTTCCTGCTTGGTCTCGATCCCGCGCGCATCCTGCTTGAACCCGCCAGCGATCAGCACATCGCGCGCGATCCGCCCCGCCAGATCGCCCCAGCTTTCGAACGCCGGGCGCAGCGCGTTTTCAAAGCCGGTGCGAAGGCCGCGTTCCTGCCGCTGGAGCATGGTGACGAACTGCTCGCCGCGCGCGATCGCGTCGGCGCTGGCGGCGCGGGCATCATCGGGCAGCCAGTCTTCGGAGTTCTTGGCCTCATGCAGCGAAGCGTTAGGCCGACCGGAAACCTCGGGCGGGGTGCCGCCATTCTTCACCTCGGGCGCAGGCAGTTGTACGATTTCATCGTACAACTTCTGGTTGGGCGCAGGCAGGGCGCGGCGCTTTTCCGGCTCGATCGCCGGATCCGCAGCCGGAGCCGCAGCCGGAGCCGCCACTTGCCGCATCGCGCCTTGCCCGGCCAGCTCCAGCGGCACTTCGATCACCGAGAAGGGCCGCAGGTAATAGCGGTGGCTGTCATCCGCCTCGCGCCCGGTTTCGACCAGATAATCGTAAAGCGTGATCGCGCCTGCAGTCAGTTCCTTGAGCTTGCGCTCGGTCGCCTTGTTCTCATCCTCCTGCAGGGCGAGCACATCGGAGGTATCCCAGTAAAGCTCGATGCGGCGATTGCCGCGCTCGAAATCGGGCAGCAGGCTGCGCTGCAATTCGTCCGCCATCGCGCGCGCCAGAGGCAGCACGCCGTTGTGCCAGGCAAGCTTGCGCAGCTCCGCCATCGTCGCGCCGACCTTGGTCTGCTGCAAGCCAGCGCCAAAGCCGACGACTGCGGCCGGGATCCCGATCGCAGCGCAGACGCGCTCCTCGGCGACATCGCGCGCCTCGGTCAGGTTCATCTGCTGCGGGTTGAAGCCGAAGGGCTGCACCTCGGTCGGCGCGCCCATCACCATCGGCTGCCCGCGGTTATCGCCGCCGAACGCCTGCTTGAACCAGGTCTTGGTCGCCTCGACATCATCGGGGCTGGCCATGCCGCCCGTCTTGGGGCTGATCACCACGCCGGGCACGCCCATGTTGCGCAGCAGGCTGGCGACGAAATTGCTGCTTTCCATGTCGGCGAAGATCTCGCGGATCACCCCATCCATCGGCGACAGGCCGAGATAGGGCGCGCGCGGATTGAGCCCGTTGCGGAAATGGATCACGTCCTCGGGCTGGACGTAATAGCGGCCAGACCCGGTGCCCGGCGTGTAGACATAGTGATCGATGAAGGCCGAACCATCGCTGGCAGGCTTGGGCTCGACCATCCAGCTCGGCGCAAACCACAGCTCGACCACCCGGCCCGAGGCGCTGCGCACCTTGAGCCAATAGGCGTTGCCATGGAGCAGCATCATCATCGCGGTCGCGCCCCACAGCGCGATATCGCTGTAGAACGGATTGGGATTGCGGATGAGATCGAGCAGCGGGTGATCCTCGATCTCGTCAACCTTGCCGCTGGCCAGTTTGGCGCGCATGGCAAGATTGGCCTCGGGCAGCGCGCGCTGCACCCAGCCGACCGGCGCTGTCACCACCGAGGCATCGAGCATATCGCCCACCGCGCCGCGATAATCGAACCGGGTGCGGCGCAGCAGCCCGCCCAGCATCAGCGACTGCGCGCCGTGCCGCATCTGGGTGAGCGAACTGGTGAGGCGGGCAAGCGCCTTGGTGAAGAAGTTCATGCCAGCAGCTCCTTGAACAGCACGATCTGATCGCCAGACAAGGTGACCTCGGAAGTCTTGCCGTGGCACATCTGCCGGATCACCATCGAGCCATCCGACAGGCGCACCAGCGTGCGGTGCGAAAAGGCATTGCTGCCCAGATTATGCGTGCCAGTCTTCATGCCGGGATCCAGTTTGCATCGAGGTCGAGGACATTGCCGCCGGTGTCGGGAGCAATCAGCGGACGCCAGCGCTGGCCATCGCCCATCTTGGTGGCAGCGTGGAAATTCCACAGGGCCACAGCGTTATCGCCGTGACGCTTGCCGCCATCGGTGCCTTCGTTGCGCACATGGCTTGGCATCTTTGCAATGCCGCCGATCATCTGGAGCTGGCGAAGATCGTTGCGGGTATCGAGATCGGCCGGGATAAGGATCATCGTGTCTTCGAACGCAGCGCGGAAGAGTGGGCCGGTTTTTCGGGCGTGCTCGGCAGACGGCATCAGCTCGACGATCCGGTTTGAGCCGTAGCGCTGCGCCGATTCCTGCGCCAGCACCATCCCGTTGCCGTTGGCATCAAGGACGCCATTGCCAAACGCACCCATCGACTGGACCAGATCGACCATCCAGAACAGCGCCTGCTTTTGCTGGTCATAGGGGCATTGCGCCATTTCCAAGATCAGCGGGACGTGCCGTTTCAGATCCTGACCGACAAAGCCAATGGGATAGGAACTGCGATCCTGCCGCATGGCGAAATCGCCGCCGAGATACCAGGTGTGGCCAGCCTCGCCATATTGCTCCAGCACCGGGCGAACATTAGCGTCGAGCCACTGCTGCATCTCTCCGCGCCGGATGTGTTCGGGCGCGTGCACAAACCCCTCATAGGGCGGCTTCCAGCGGGCGACCTTGTATTCGGCGGTGCTGCAAGCCTCGATCCACGCCAGCGGAAGCAGCACACCTTCGCCCTCGCGGGCGATGGCATCGAGCTCTTCGCGCATGGCCTCGACACGAGACCCGTAGGAGCGGCGGATGCGGCGATACCATTCGGCCTTACCTTCGAGCGTGGGCGTTTCTCCGCGCATCAGGCAGACCCGCTCGTAGAGCCCATTAGCGACCGCATCATCGAAGGTGACGCGGTGGATCGAGTAATCGTATTGCCCCGCTTCGGTTTCCTTGATCAGCTCGTTGAACGCGTTGAGCGCGCCATTATGCGTCGAGATGATCCTGATCACGCCACCCCAGATCAGCAGGGCATTGCAGGCATCGATCACGGCGGCGACATTGCGGTGGAACGCCGCCTCGTCGATCACCACCCGGCCTTGGAGGCCGCGAATGTTTGCAGGGCTGCTTGAAAGACCGACGATCGAAAAGCCGGAGGCGAACCGGATGCGATAAGCGGTGATGAACTTGCTGCTACCGTCTTCCTGCTTGTCCTCGAACAGGAACTCGCCAACCTCCAACACCTCACTCGCCACCGTTTTGGCGAAGCGGGCGCAGACCGCGACGAACTCCAGCCCCTTGTCCTTCGTGTCGCCGACGTAATAGGTGTTATCCCCCCCGGCCTTTTTGGACGCGGCGCCGATCAACGTGCTGTCGAGAGCTTCGGCAAAGGTAATGCCCGTTCGCCGTCCCTTCACACCGAGCTTGAGCGGTGAGGTGTCCTCGATCCACTCCTTCTGGTGCAACATCAGAATGCCTTCGGCCAGCGGATCGAAATCCTCAGGCGGCAGCATCCCAGGCATCAGCATATCGATTGGCGAACGCGGCGGTGCCTTATCGGCAGTCGGGAGCTCATCAGGCTCGATAAGATTGGTGGGGCCGGGGATCATTCGGGCTTGCTCTCACGCACCCCGAGGAACTCACGCCGCAGCTTCGCGACCGTCTCGGCGCTGAGACCAGCATCGCGCGCCATAACACCGACCTTGTCGGCTGCCTTCGCCAGCTTGGCGGCGACTTCCTTCTCCAGCCGCTCGCGATATTCGGCGCTGGCCTTCTGCGCGCCGACTGCCGATTGCAGCGCCCGGCTCAGCTCCATGATGCCCTTGGTCGTCACCTCGCCGCCTTCGAGCACTTCGAACACCGCCACCTTGATCAGCTCGGCCACCGCCACGGTGACCTGATCGGGTTCCTTGGCATCCATCGTGCGCACCAGCTCGCCGCCGATCCGCTGGACTTCATCCAGCTTGCGGAACTGGATCGCCTTCCTCACGGCATAGCGGCCCCAGGCGCTCTTGCTGATGGGCTCGATCCCCTTATCCGCCAGCCGCTCGTTGAATTCCATCAGGATGGTGTTCTGGGGCAGGCTGCGTTCGCGCAATTGCTCCAGCGCCCAGACGATATCCTCCTCGGCCTCATCGGGCAGCATGTCGATCGACGACAGATGCCCGCGCCCCTCGCGCCGCTTGGGCTTGCGCGCCGCCATGTCAGCGCGCCTCGCCCGGGCGCATCACGCCTTCGATCACGCTGCGCTCTTCCAGATGATCACGGCCTGCCGCCTCGATCCGGGCGAACAGCACTTCGCCGCTATCAGCCACGCTCACCGCGCCCAGATCGGCAAGCTTGCGCATCTGGGTGCGGATCCAGTCGCGATCCCGGCGATAGCCGTAGATGTCGAGCATGTTCTTGAGCATGAGGTCGGAAAGCCGCCCATCGACCTGCTGGCTCAGCGCCTTGAGAATCGACAGCCGCGCCTCGCGCGCGATGCCCTCGGCAAGGTTGGCCGCGAAACTCACTTCTCCATCCCCTTGGGCACGACGACCGACATCATCAGATTGACGTTGCGGTCGATGTGATCGACGGCGGCGGCGGTTTTGGCCGAGATTGCGGCGTGTTCGCTCTGCTTGTCCGAAAGGGCGCGCTGGCGCGATTCGTGATCGGCCTGCACCTTGGCCAGCCGCTCCACCGCCTTTTCCAGCCGCCTGATATCGGCCACGCTGGCGACCGCTTCCTCGAACTTGTCGAGCCGCTGCTCGATCACGCCGACCTTGGCCTTCACGCCGCTCAGCTCGCTGTCGATCGAGCTCTTGATCTCATCCAGCTTCTTGTCGACGCTGCCGGTGCTGACAGGGTTCTTCGCCCCGCCGCGCCATGCCACCACGCTGATGCTGATGATGATGAAGGCGATGATCGCCAGCTCGAGGAGATTTCCGGGGCTCATGGGCCATCTGGTCCTTTGATTGTGGAAGCCGCCCCGGCAAAGGCGCGGCGCAGAAATTCCTTCACCTGCTCGCCGAACAGTTCGAGCAGGGAGAAGCCGGAAAAGCCGAGGCCGATGGCGACGACAAAGGCGAACAGCCAGCCGGGGCGGCTTTCGATGATCCACAGCTGCACCACGATCAGCATGATGAAGCTGACAAGCAGCCGCAGCTTCCAGCCGAGATCAGCCTCAGCCCGGACGGTGAAGGGGCGCGCGGCGATGATCCCGATCGCGCCAAGGATGCAGGTGACGATCGGCACCGGCAGGCCCGCCAGATCGATCAGGAACCGGTCGCCCAGCGGCGTCTGCACATCGGGCACCACCACGGCCACGGCCAGCGTCGGCAGCCAGAATTGCAGGAATTTGCCGAAGCTGAGCGGCGCGCTGAGGTGATCCATCATCGCTGCGATGCCTTCTGCCGTTCGGCCTTGCCCTGGCAATCGATGCAGCGCTTGGCCGATGGCAGCGCGGCGCGGCGTTCGGCATCGATCCGTTCGCCGCAGGTGATGCAGAATTCTTCGCCCAGCCCTGCCAGATTGTTGCGGATGCGCGCGACGGCCGCCTCGTTCGAAAGCCGTTCGAACGTCTCGGCGCGTTCGAGCCCGCGCTCCCCCAGATCCATCGACATGCTCATGGCCGGGGCTCGGGGTTGAAGCGGACCGCGCTCTGGCCGATCACCCAGTCGATCAGCCGGTTGAAACGGTGCGCGTCCTCGCTGGCGGCCTCCGCCTCATCGATGGTGAGGCACACCAGCCCGATCGGGCAGGCAGGCTGCGGGCTCAGCGCTCCGGCGGTGCGAAGGTGGTGATCCGGGGCCGCCTGATCAATTCGGCCGGCGGCGTCGCTGGTGCCGGGCAGATCAACTGCCGGGGCGCTGCCGGCAGCGGCTCGGGCCGATGCGGCCCGCAAGCGGTCAAAGCGAGCGCGCACAGCAGCAAGGTCGGCTTCAAGATATTGAACGGTCGCATCGGTGATGATCTCCTGTTCGCGCTGGACGCGCAGCGCATTGGCGCGGGCTTTGGCCTCGGCCTGCCGGGTGGCATCGAGAAAGGCGGCAACGGTGCCTTCGTGGGCGGCAGCTTCGGCATCTCGCTCGGCGGTGATGGCGGCGATTTCGCGCTCCAGTGCGGGCACGCGGATGAAGGCCATGACAGCAAAGCCAAGCCCGAACAGGATCAACGGCGCGCGCCACCATTCGACCAGCAGCCACTTAGCCGCCGCTGAGAGGCCTTTCAGCAGCCCCTCAAACGCGCCTGAAGCCAGCAGCTTTAGCCATAGCCACATTACGCCGCCCTCCCGGCCTTGGTGAGCGCCGCGCGCACCTCGTCGCGGATGTCGATCTCGCGCGCGCTCGACCAGACGGGATTGCGCGGTTCGCGCGGGTTGACCCGATCATAGATCAGCACCACGCCATCCTGCGACCAGCGCCCGTCGAAGAACAGCGCACGTTCGACCTTGCGGCGATCGATGATCTCGCGCGGGCGCGACCAGTTCATGAACTCCGCCCAGGCACGCTCGCGGCGGCCCAGCACGAAGGACTGCACCCAGCTCGCCTGCTGGATGGCGCCGGTGTTCCAGTGGAAGCTGAGCGCCGCAGCCAGCTGCGCCTCGGTCAGCTCGCGGCCCCGGAAAGCGGCCTGCACCTGCGGCAGGTATCGGGTGCGCAGCAGCCATTCGAAGATTTCCACCGCGCGCTCGATGGTGGAACGCTGGCCGCCCCGGGTTGTGTCGTATCGATCAACGGTGTGGCCGCTGGCGTTGGTGACGCCAAAGCCCCAGGTCAGCACGCCAGCGCTGCACTTGTAAGCTTCGAGCACGAGGCCTTCATGCTCGGCGACTTCAAGCAGGATGCGTTCGGAGAGAAGTGCGGTCGTCATAGACCGCTGGATGGTGGAATTTGGCGGGCACCGCGCCCCGGACACTTGTCCGGCTGTCAGCCCAGGAACAGATCGCGCTGGCGATTATCGGCGAGCGATTTGATCCGGGCGCGGCGGCGGCGCACTGTGCGGATCGTGTAACCGAGCGCAAGCGCGATGTCACGCTCGCTGCGTCCGGCCAGCAGCATGGCATCGCAACGCGCCTGCTGGGCGGCGATGAAACCGGCATCGCCGAGCGGGATTTCGATGCGTGCCGGGCCAACACCGGCAGTGAAATGATCGGCGATCCGGCGCGCCGCCTCAAGCCCGACGAGCTTGGCCAGCCAGTGATCGGGGCCGGGATGCGGCGGGATATAGACCTGCGTCCCGCCCACCGCGCCCGCCACCCGGCGCGCCGCTTCCTCGCCCGCGATCATGGCGATATCGGCCAGCACCTGGGGAAGAGGATCGGCCGGGATGGTCAAGGTGCGATCTTCCTGATCGCAAAGCGCGAGACGATGTGGCGGGTGCCATCCTCGAATTCGATCCGGCATGCGTTCATCGTGCCGCGCCCAAGGATGCGGCAACGCTGCCCTTTGCGTTCGGGCAGCGTCGCGCGCCAAAACCAGATGCGATCAAAGGCAGGCTTGTCGCTCACCGGGTTTCGGTATCCTGCGCCAAGGGCAGCGGATGGCCGCAATGGGCGCATTCGGCAGTGGTGCGGCCGACGTGCCAGGCCTTGCTGTTGCACTGCGGGCAGCGGTTTACCTCGCCCGGCCAGTAAAGCAGCGGCGCGACGCGCCGGAGGATGGCGGTCGCGTTCACGGCTGTGTCTCCTGTAGTGCTGCACGCCCCGCTTCAACAGCATCGGTCGCACCCCGGTCTCCCGCTTCTATGCGATACTCGGGGGCCGGAGCCTTTTCCGGAAACCACGAAAGGAGGTCGGCCAACGCCTCGCGCAGCTTCGCCTCCCGCTGCAATGCGGCGGCGAGTTCCGCAAGCAACCGCTGGGCCATGTCGCGCGTCTCGCTGTTGTGGACGTGCTGCGTCGGCAACCCGTCTCCGCGATGGGAGATCATGGTCTCAAAATGCAGGTGCGCTTCTTCCAGCAGACCGCCCGCAATGCTGTGAGAGTATTGCCCGCAGACCGGGCAGGGGCTGTAGGTCGGTTCGCTCATTCCACACCTCCCGCTGCGCGCAGCTTTTCGCCCATCACGGCGGCGAGGCGGTGATAATCTTCGATGCCCATCTGCCCCTGCGCCCCGGTCTCGATCCCGGCGAGGCGATAGGCGGTGATGTCGAGCGTCCAGTCGGCGGGCACTTCACCGCGCGCCTTGAGCGCGCTCACAATCGCCTCGCACAGCCCTTCGGCCAGCTGGCGCGGGGCAAGGTTGTTGCCCTTGGCATCCACCTGCGGCCAGCCGTTGCGCTCGGCCATCGCCTTCAGCGCCTCGATCAGGCGGTAGGCTTCGGACTGTTTGGCCCAGACCAGCCGTTCGCAGCCGAGCTGGCGTTGGGCGAAGGCCTCAAGCGCGCGGTCGGACGAATTGCGCACCGCGCCAAGGTGATAAAGGCTGATCCACAGCGCCCGCGCCTTGCGCGCCATCGGGTGCTGCGCCGCGCCCGGCACGCCTTTCTTGGGCAGCGGCTTGAAGCCCTTGGCCTCCAGCCGTTTGATCACTTTCTCAAGGCCGCGCGCATCGCAATCGGCGGCGCTGGTTTTGCCCGTCTCCTCGAACAGGATCTGGCGATAATCATCCTCGGCCAGCGCGATCTGTTTGCGCGCGACATGGAGCTTGGCGATCATCGCGCGGCGGCGCGGATCGGGCGCGAAGGTGGCGGGCGCGGCCCGCCTGGCAGCAACATTAGCCATCAGCGTTCTCCCAAAAGGATGGCAAGGCCGAGCAGCAGCAGCGGCGCGGCAGGGACGATGAAGATGAGCCAGCGCGTTTCGGCGGCGGCGGCACCGGGGCCGAACTCGCCATCGAATTCGCGCACGATGGTGCGGATGCGGGCGATCATGGCTCGGCCCTCCCGGCGTTGATCTCGAAGATCAGGCCAAGCCATTCGATGGCGAGCGACCAACCGGCGTAGAAGAACAGGCCGTCGCCCTGGCCATCCCAGCGCGCGATGCTGAAGCGCGGGATCATGGCCGCAGCTCCGGAGGAACACCAAGCTGGCGGCTCAAGACGCGCCCACGCGCCTCCAGCTTGTCAGCCGCAGCGCGCAAGCAGCGGGCAGCGCTGAAGAACGCGTCATCCTCGGCGTAATCCCACGCCAGATCGACCAGCTCAGACGCTGTCATCTGATCGGCGGTGCGGACGGACCCCGGCGCGCTCATGCCTTGATCCACTTCGTCGCGCGATACATCTGCGCCTCGCGCAGATCGGCCAGCGACAGGCCGCGATCATCGGCGGCGGCCAGCATCGATCCGCTTTCGATCAGCTGCTGGCATTCGCCCAAGCCCCCTGAATCGGGCGTGCGTGCGATGGTATCAAGGAAGTGGCGGATATCGGGCTGGGTGATCCCCCAGGCATCGCAAAACGCGCGCACATCGCCCGGCAGCGGCACGCGCTGGGTGTGCCGCATCGCGATCCGGCGATTGAGGCGGGCGAACTGATCGCGGTGCCGCCCGGTCTCGATCCGGGCGAGCAGTTCCTCGTTGCCCAGCAGGCAGATGCCAACGCCGGTATCATCGTGCCAGCTGCGGATCTCCTCGATGCTTTCGATGGTGAGATAATTCGCCTCGTCGATCACCAGCAGGCCGCGCCGCTGGCGCACCCGTTCGAGCACGATGCGCGAGGCTTCTGCCGAAGTGAGCTTGCGCGGCTCAAGCCCCAGCGCGCGGTGCACCTCCATGATCATGGCGTTGAGCTTGGCGCAGCTCGGCTTCATGGTGGCGATCCACACCGGCTGCGCGCGCTCAGCATATTCGCGCACGGTCATCGTCTTGCCGGTGCCGGGGCCGGTCGCGCCCACCGTGATGCGCCCCATGTGCGCCACTTCCAGCAGCATCTGCAGGCGCTGCGAGGTATCGGTCCGGAAGAAGCCGGGATTGGTCGGCAGCGTCTTTTGCCGCACTGCCTGCTGCTCCACCGACTGGCGGAACATGAACAGCTTGCGCGCGATCTTCTCGTTGTTGCCCTGATAGGTTCCCGCCGAAAAGGGCTGGAGCGTGCCTGCCGGGATCTCGGTTTCCTTGGCCAGCTGGCTCCAGGGGATGGGCGGATCGGCCATATTGCGATAGCCGACGAGCCACATCCGGACTTCTTCGACATCGACCGGCAGGTGGGTGACGTTGATCATGGTGCTTTGGTCCTCCTTTAATTCTGGCCAGCGGCGAACTTGGCGAGGCCAAGCCGCATCCGGTCGATCGGCAGCACATCAGCGCTGGCCGCTTCTGTTTTCGGGGTGTTCTGGCGCGCCTGGTGGGCGGCGTGGCGCACCGGGCGAACAATCCCGGCGCTGGGTGTCGGCGCGGGGCGTGCGCCCGCCTGCAGATCGGCGATCTGTTCGGCGGAAAGCAGATCTTCGGCCTCGGCCATGGCCTTGGCGCGCTTGCGATAATCGGCCACGCGTCTGGCCGCTTCCTTGGCCCCGGCAGCATCGCCAAAGCCGGTGTCGGCGATCAGATCGGCGGCGGTGATGTACCGGCCTTCCAGATCATAGACGTGGATCTCGGAATGCAGATTGTCGGGATCGAAGCGCACCGTCACCCGCTCGCCGCGCTGGGCCGAAAGCTCGGGGTGCCAGTAACGGTTGCCGTGCAGCTCGATCTCGCCGGTCTGGCGGTTGATCAGGCGGTTCTCTGCCGCCAGCAGCGCCATGCGCAGCTGTTCGGGCGTGGCCTTACCGATGGGGGCAGCGGCATAGCTTTCGGCGAACACATCATCAAAGCTGCGGCCCTGCGCCATTTCGGTGCGGCGGCCGGGCTGCGCGTTGTGCAGCGCGATGCCTTCATCCACCAGCGCGACAAACCGATCCCAGGCAACCGCCTTCGATCCGTAATTCTCGGGCTTGGCCTGCGGGTTGTTGCCGGTATAGGCACCTTCGCAGGCCGGGTGCTTGGCAATGCTTTCGCACAGATCGCGGAAACCCCGCTCGATCGGCTTGGACTGGCCGCGAAACGGCAGCGCCCAGTGGATGCGAACGCCAAGCCCGGTCAGCAGGCCGGTCGGTTCTTCAGGGCTGATCTTGAAGCGGAACCGGCTTTTCGCGCCGCCGGTGATCCACTTGGATGCGAACGCCCGGCCATTGTCGAGCGTGCAATGCGCCGGGATTCCGAAGTTCCGGAACACATCGGCGAAGGCGAGCCGGGTCTGGATCGCGCTTTCCTCACCGCCCAGCCGCCAGCCGACGAATTTGCGGCTGTAGATATCCTGAATCGCCACAAGGATCGGGCGGATCACCCGGCCATCGGGCAGTTGTACGAAAACATCGAACTTGTGCCCGTCGATGTTCACCCATTCGAGCGCGTGAAGCTCGGCCACGCTGCGGCGCTGGGCGGGGATCGAACGGCGCAGGGCTTCCTCGCCCTCGCGCTTCAGGCGGATGACTTCGGCGGGAACCTCGCGCTCCAGCCGCCTTCTGAAGGTGCGCTCAGAAGCCACTTTCAGGCCTCTTTCGCGGGCGATATTGACGACGCGGTAATAACAGCTCGTCAGCGTCGGCGCGGCGGGGCGCAGGAAATCGCTGCGGAAAATCTGCCACAGCTCGGGGTGGATTTCGGCGACACAACCGCCGCCCTGCCGACGCGGGGCGAGCGCGACCAGCCAATCGCTGCGCTCGATCCCTTCAACGGCGCGCAGCCAGTTCCAGATCGTGGCGCGGCTGATGCCGTGATCATCGCAGGCCTGCGCGATCGCCGAGGTGCGGGTTGATCCCGCCTCGCACAGCAGCGCAATGGCGGTGATGATGTCGAGCCGCCGCTGCGCCTCGGCCTTCACCTTCTTGGGCTGCTTGTCGAACCACGCCCAGGCGCTGGCGAGGCCATTGCTGGCCGGTTCGGGCCGGGTGCGGATCAGGCCGCGCCGCGCCAGTTCGATGCGCGCTTCGCCGGGCAGCAGGCTGGCGTGGAATTCCACCCCACCGCCGCGCCCGCAGCGCTTGCGGACCAGCAGCTGGCCATCCGGGCCGAGCCGCGATGTCCAGCGCTCGGTCTGGGCGCGCCGGTTGATCGAACGCTTGTCGCCGGGCAGGCCGGGCAGGCCGAGGTCTTCGAGCTCGCTGGCGGTGAACCAGGCGTCCTGCTCGAACGGCACCTCGTTGATGCGCGCACCACTGCCCTCAAGTAGCGGAGCGATAGGGCGCAAAAACTCAGACATCCTCACCACCTTCTCTGATTTGCGGGGCATCGGCCCTCAGCGACTTCATCTCGGCCTGCGCCGCCTGGATCAGCTGCTGCAGGTGGCCGAGCCGCGCGGTTTTCACTTCCTCGCCGACCAGCAGCGCCGCGCCGATCTTGCGCATGATCGGATCGAGCAGATCCTGCCGATCGGTCACCACCAGCAGCGCAAGCAGGCGCGAGGCCGGAACCTTGTGATCGGTTCGCGCTGGCGAAGAATAGGCATCGAGCATCGCGCGGCTGACATGATCGTCGAGCAGCACGCTCATCTCCGCAGCGATAACCTCACGCGGGCGCGGATCGCTCGCCAGCACCGTGCCGACGAGAGCATTGATCTGCCGCTCAAGCCCCGCCAGCTCGGCCACGCCCTTGGCAGGCGCGGGAGCCGCGAAGTCAAAGCCGAGCTGGCCGGGATGAGGCTTAGCCTTGGGCATTGATCTCCCTCACCATCGCTTTGAAGGTGCAGCGAAACCGCGTGCTGGTGACGTAGCCTCTGGCGTTCACGTTGCCGGTCACCGTCCAGCCATTCGGATATGTGGCGACGATGCGGCGAAGTGCGCCCGCCCGATCGTAGTAGCCAATGACGCGCGGCGTTCCTTCGCCGGGGTTGGCATCGAAAATCCGGGCGAGATCGGCGAGCAGCTCGCTGGTGATGTTGAATTCGCGCTTGCGAAGCTTGCCGAGGCTCATGCCTCACCCCCATCTTCGAACAGGGGATCGCGCCGCGGATCGAGCGCGCTTTCGTGCGTTTCCTTGGGCAGGATGGTGACGACGCGGTTCTCGCGCAGCACTGCGCGCTGGCCGCCCGCCAGCCGCACAAAATGCGCGCCCATCTGGATGGCAAGCTGCACTGCCCGGCAATCCAGCGCGCGCCACACCTCGGGCGCAGGCACATTGGCAACGCGCTCCTGATAGCGGCGGATCGCATGGCGGGTGATGAAGAGCTCGCTCATGCGCGCCCCCATTCGGCGTCGTCATCGAGCACCGCGTCGATCATGCCCTCATCGACCACTGTGCTGATGATCAGGCGGGCAAGGCCGTTCACCGAGATTCCGCGCTTGGCGGCATGAGGCCCCAGCGCATCAAGCACATCGGTCGGCACAAGCACCGCGCGGCCAAGATATTCGTAATCGCTCCGCTCGCGCTTGGGCCGCGATGCGCCCACCTCAAGCGCCAGAACTGTCTTCGGCTCGATGCCGATGCTTTCGGCAATTTGCCGCGTGCTGAGCCCCTGCTGGCGCAGGCCAATCACGGCGGCGGTGCGGCTCGGATAGCCGAGGCAAGGCTTGGCAGCACCCATCGCTCAGTCCCTCATCATCCAGCGGGCATCGAATTGGTCGAAGCTCACCGGCTGCGGCGCTTCGGGGCGCAGGCTCAGCGGCGGCAGCGCCGAACGCAGGCCGCGCCGCGCCATCTTGGCCCGGTGGCGCTCCCGCGCCGCGACCGCCTTCATGCGCGCCTCGGCCTCGATCGGGGTGACGCCCAGCTCCATCGCCAGCTCCATCACCTTGCGGTGGTGGCGGAAATACTCGGCCTTGCTCGCAAACCGGGGCATCACACGATCTCCTCGATTGCGGGCTTCAGCACGCGCTTGCCGCCTTCGCGCGTCTTGATCAGCCCGAGCTCCTGCAGGCGGCACACAATCGCGAACGCTGCCTGATGCGAACGGAGCTTCGCGCCGTCGGCTATCTGATCCAGCGTCGGCCTGACGCCGAAATCGCGGTGGTATGCAGTTATGAAAGCCAGAGCGGCTTTCTGCATGGGAGTGAGACGAAGCGCCTTGGGAACACCCGGCACCAGATAAAGCGGCGACCCGTCCGGTGCCTGCGGGATCGGCAGCCTGGCCAGCACCTCAACCGAACGGGCGCGCCTGAACAGGCGGCGGATATGGCCTTCGTCTTCAAGCTTATCGAGCAAGCGGGCCAGATCGCCGGTGCTGGAAAAGCCGATGCCATCCGCCATTTCGATGTAGCTTGGGGCAAACCCATGCGCGGCCTGAAAACCGATGATGAAGCGCAGCAATTGCTGCTCCCTTGGCGCAAGCATCGTCACTTGGAGAGCCTCCCCTTCTCAAGCTGTTCGGTCAGCGCACGGCGCTGCTGGATGCGGCGGATCGCCGGGAACCGGTCGAGCCCGGTCTCCTTCATCTCGCGCGCAATCGCGGCCTCGCTGGGCAGCGGCGGCTTCACAGCACCGCCTCAAGCGACAGGATTTCGGAATTGCGGATTGCGCGTTGGTCGAGCAGGCAACGAAGCTGGGGGACCGGCTCGTATTCGCCGTAAACCAATCTGCGCCATCTCCAGATCGCACTGGAAGACACTCCATGTCGGACAGCGACTTCGACCACAGCGGAACAGGCGGTATGGCCCATGGCCTGAAGCATCTGTGTCTCGATGACTGCTAGCCACCGGCGCAGCGCCTTTTCTTTGTGCTCCTCCGAGGCCCGACCAATGACTATGGCGGCACGCTGCGTTCTGCTTTCACGCATCGCCCAGCTCCTCGTTAAGGAGATCGCGCGCCTCGCGCTTAAGATCGGGCGTCAGCATCGAAAGAAGTTTCGGCAGATACTGGCGCTTGTGGGTGAGGCCCATGTTCTTCCAGTTGTTGTGGACCGCGCTCCATTGCTTCTCGTGCGCGTACATTTCGCGCTGCGGCGCGCTTCGTGCAGTTTGGCCGAATTGCAGGATCGCAGCGTCAGCGGTGAGCGTGTTGTCGCCGATCAGCGCCTCAATCACCCGGCCGCGAATGCCTTCATCCTGTTGGCTGGCGATCTTGAGTAACTGGGTCAGGTTTGCGCCCACCACCGGGTGCTTGGCCAGCGGCTCGGCAAGCGCCGGGAACGGCTGAACCAGCATCCGGTAGAGCTTAATGAACTGCCATGTCTGAGTGCGGCCAAGCCCGAATGCATCTCGAACCGATTGCTGCCACCCATATACGCGTTCACTTTGTGAACACGTATCATCGGTCTCCTCTTCGATGGCCCTTTCCAGCCCCTGAAGGCCTGCCGAAGGGTCATTTGCCCGCGCCCAGCGCGCCCTGATGGCCAGCTGCTGGTTGCTCAGGTCTTCGCCATGCTCCGCCGCCACCCGCGCCCGCGCTGCATCGGCAATCGCAGCCACGAACTTGGCCTTTTCCAGCGGCCCAATATCGCGCCGGTCAATGTTTTCCGAAGCTTCAAGCTCGGCCAGCTCCTCGGGCTTGCCCTTGACCTCAATGGCCAGCACCTCGATCCCTTCGAGGATGCAACCTTGCAGCCGGTGCATACCCACCACCAGACGCCAAGGGCGGTTGCCTTCGGCCTTGCACTGCTCCACCGTCTTGCTCGGAAATACCCGCACCACCTTGATCGGATCGCGCTGGCCATCCACCGCCATCAACCGGCCAAGCGCCGCAGCCTTGTCCTGATGCAGAAACCCGATGCGCTCGGGGATGAAGATGTCGGCAGGATCGATGCTGATCACGCGGGCGTCGGCGCGCACCGCGCGCCCCTTGGAACGAGCGTTCATTCCACACCCCCACTTAGACGATGCGCGGCACTTTCGGGCCGGTTAGACCTTGCCCTCTCACTGGAGGAGAACAGCCCATGCCGAAGACCGACGCCGAGCGTATCGAGGAGCTGCAGGATCAGGTTTACGCCCTCCAGCAACTCCTTCTCTCGCACATCATCGCCACCGATGGGATTGACCGAGCGGTTACCCTGCACACACTCAGCGGCGTCCGGGATCAGATTCCCAGCTTGATCAAACAACGCAGAGACCGCGTCGCGATCCGCCTGCGTCTGCTGGTCGAGGCTGTCGAGCAGTGCTTCGATTGACTTGCGCGCATCGTTTAATGCCGCCCGCAGCTTCAGCCTGCGGATCACCAACTGCGCTGCCGCTATCGACGCGAAACCGGCGTCCGCAGGACGGTCGGCAGCGTTCAGCCGCGCCAGTCGCAAACGCTCGGAGCCACCCCTTGCACCAGACGCCGCAGCCTTGGCCCGCGCCCTATCGAAGAAGCCGCCGCCGCTCATACCGCCACCGCCTTGCCGCTGCTGGGCGACATGAACCGCTTGCGAGCGCGCAAGGTCAGCGCACAGTGCTTGGTGAGGTCGTCCGACCGCCGCTGATCGGGATACGCGCGGAAGTGCCGCGCAATCGTCACCGCGTCGCTATGCTCGATGCCGAACAGCGCGGCGAGGCGCAGACTTTCTGCCTTCAGCCATGCAGCATGCGCCGCGCTGGCGAAGCGCCCGAGACCCTTGCCTTCGGGAGGAAGGGGCAATGAACCGCGCGCGCTCATGCCGCCACCGCCTTGCCACCGCGCCGGGCCAGCCGCTTGGCATCCTCGGCGTCGATCTTGTCGAGCTCGCGATAGAGCGCCCCGACCGAATGCAGGTTCGCTCCCGGCGGATTGGGGTTCCGCGCCGTCTTCTTCCAGTTGTGGAAGGTGTCTGGGTGGATACCTGCACGGCGGCAGAGCCCGGCGATGGACACGCGAGACGCCTTGGCGCGCCGGGCAATGTCCTGAACGATTGTTTGCTGGTCCATGTCCGAACGAATATCGGAGAAATCTCGTGCTGTAAACGGAGAAATCTCGGATACGTGTTCGGAATTTTATTTGCTAGCGCCACACCATGTCAGGGGTAGAGAAAGACGCCGCGCTGATAACAGCGCTGGTCCAATACGCCGGGGTAAGCCTGACCGAAGTCGCCAAGCGCGCAAAAGTAGACCCTGAGACCCTGCGGAAGCCCGTGAAGGGCATCGTGGATACTCGTCTAAGCCAGCGCACCATTGAGAAGCTGCAGGGTGCCTTTCCCAAGTTCCCGGGTTGGACCCGCGCCGGGGCCGCCGCGCTCGCCAGCTTCGAACAACCTGCGCCCGAGATGGTCGAAATTGCCGCGATTGATCTCAACTTCGGCCTTGGCGCAGCCTTCATGGACAGCGAGATTGTCGAGCATGAAGTCGATACCATGCTGTTTCCGCGCGATTGGCTCCGCTCCATCACCCGCAGCCCGCCTGATCGGCTTTACTGGGCCAAGGGCTTGGGCAATTCCATGGAGCCCACGATCGGCGATGGTGATGTCATCCTGATCGACCGCTCAGCAATTGGCTCCAACTTCAGCGATCTCTATTGGGCCATAGCTTACGGCCAGACCGGGATGATCAAGCGCCTTCGCCCTATGCCTGACGGCAGCGTTAAGATATTGAGCGACAACCCCAACGTCCCGCCCGAGGTGGCGCACGATGGTGAGCTACACATCTTTGGTCGCGTGATCGCAGTCGTGAGGAGGCTCTGA